GGTTCCAAAATCCATGTGGTGTAGAGGCTATTTCCCCTTTCTTTTCGATACCATTTACATGATTCTTTTCACAATTAATTTTACATTTGATTCCATATTGGAAGTCGTTGCCTAATGACGTTGCTTTCAATTTTGAAGTTCCGTGTGATAAAATACCACCCATATGAACTATAAGTCTTGAATTGAAGAACATAAATTCTCCACAACTATGCTTGATTTTGATATTCATATTATCAAACCAAATCTTTTGTACACAAATAAATGTGTTTGTATATTCGCTGTCATCACGTCTTGAAGACGGAATTCTGAAATTCACAATTGGTTGGAATATTTTCATAGACCCAGCGTTCCACATATTGTTGGTAGTATTTGAGATGGCAGATTTATATCCATTGAGGGTTGCTATTGAATCCCAAAGGAAACATAAATTCTCTTTTAATAATCCTTCTGCTTGAGCGTTTAGTAATTCGGTCATGCGTAATGCAACGTCCTCAATTACTGGCTCATATCTTAATACTTTATTTCCAGCTTTAGCTTTTGGT